TGCTCTTGAATCTCGCATGTATACATTGTATCTTGAGTCTCGCTCGTTTGCGCAGGAAACACCGGTATTTTTTAGACGTGAAGATATATGGACCCAGGCGTGAAAGTGTCTCTAATGACGACTGAGCGCGTCTCTACATGTCGTTAAAGGTGCCTAAGTACAGGTTGCCGTTGACGTCAGGCCATAAGTACTGGTAGTGCGGCGGGCGATGTCCTGGGTCTTCTGCCCAGCCGAACTGGCTATACCAGCTGTAGTCTTTACGTAAAAGTGATACGCGGTGTGTTGATGCAACCTGCTCGAACTTATCCTTATCTTCCATCCAGCCAGGGAAGACTAGCTCTGGAGAGATTAGCTTGCGCTCGACTGCAATATCAAAGGTGCCATAGATCTTGCCAAGCATTGTAGATTTATAACCGCGCTTACGCCACTCAAAGTATGTCGCCGCAAGATATGAAACTAGAACTGCCTCGTGTCCACGCCACATGTGAGCAACAGGGTGATTAACCCAGCCTTTAGGGTCACGAAACTCACCCGCAGGATTAAGTTTAGTTAAAGCTAGTAGACACTGCCAGCCTTCTAGTGTTTGCTTGTGAAGGCGCTTGTTGTCAAGCTCAGCGGCAATGCGCTCGAACGAGTCGGTCTGTTGCATAAACGTTTGCATGTTGTGTGTCCTTTGTCATTTGGTAGATATATTATATCAGGTGCCCTTGCTATACGGGTCGGTATCAAGATCGTCTAGATTTAGAGGATCAACATCATATTGAACTTCGTCTGGCTCCATGTTTGCGTATATTCCTACTATCGTGATCTCTCCACAGGAGGCGCAGACGTTGATCTCACCTGTCTTTAGTTGATCTGGAACTGTCACCGCAGTTAGTTTAGATATTAAACTTCCGTCGTCTCCAACAGACTCTGGCTCCCACTGCGTGTTCTCTTCAAGGTAGCACTTCTCACACTGCGGATAGGCTTTTGTCATTCGTAGCGCTTCTTTGCTGCGTGCCTTGAGAAGCCTTTATCAGTGTCTATAAGCCACTCGCGATCTCCGATTAGTTCACCCTGCGGTCCGTTAGGTTCCCCGCTCAGAGAGGCAACTACGGCATCTCCAAGCCATTTGGCAGCATGCACTGGGACTGCCTTTCCCCACGTAGCTTGCATTGCGGAGTAATCCTTAGCGCCTTCAATATCCCAGTCATCTGGTAATCCTTGTATGCGTGCGCACTCGCGGTGAGTTAATAGTCGTGGCTCTGTTGGATGAACTACGTGGTCTAACGCAGAGCCGGTAAGCACATTACACCAATGATCTTCCTTCCAGCGATATGGCTGAGAAAAACCAAGCTTATATTTCTTACGTATGACACGCGCAGATATATCAACCCAACGTTGTGGAAACTTACCATCATTCATTTCAACGGCCTTCTTTATAGCGCCGCCGAGATCACCGTTTCCTGGCCATCCGTCGTTCCCGATGATGTCAAACACCTCTTGAATTCTTTGTGAGTGAATTGTGTCTTTGCCAATGTGACCGTTTACCTTGCCATTTTTTGAGCGCAGAGACTTAGTAAACTTAGAGTGTTTTTCAATGTAAGGCTGTGCTTCCCACTGTTGTGGAAGGTGCGCAAGATCGCCTATGATGTCCATGATCTTAGGGAACTCATTAGGCTCCGTTACTTGTGCGCCAAACTTTAGTCCTTTACGCACTGCTACCCAAAAGTAGCGTGGGCGATATGAAAAGCCACCAAGCTGGAGATTGTTTTGCTTTACGTGGTATAAGTCATACTTCTTACCGGAGATCTCTTCTACCATAAGACGATACTTGTCCATCGTCTCTCTGCCTTGTGTATAGGCTTGTTGCACGCACTCAAACACGATAATCTTTGGTGCAACTCGTCCTGCGTATCTCATAAAGGCGCGTGTATGCTCGTGTGCTGCAGAATCAGGGCCGCGATTTGCAGGACCAGACCAAACTGACCAACCAGAACATGGAGGACAGCCAACAACGGCATCAACCTTGTGGACTGGCCACTCGTTTACATCATCTGAGAAAAATGTGCTCCACTTGTTGCCTAGATGATGACGATTAACTTCTGCAACTGCGTTTCCAAAGTTAAGCGTGCCCGTGCGACTTGTCATTTCCATCCCAGCCTGCACAAGGCCCAAGCTCATAAAACCTGCAAGCCCGTTGCAGTCAGTAAACGTTGGTGTAGTCATAAAGTATCTCCCGTAGTAGCCACGGAAGGACTGTATACTGGCTTTTAAGCTTAAGGCTGCTCTAGGGGAGCAGTTTTATTACTTTTTTCAGCCTCAAGCTGTCCTACCTCGTATCCACATCCTGCGTACCCTGCAATGTCAATCCATGTGTCAGGCTGAAAACCAGATTTTGAGCCGTAGCGAGCAAGTTTAAGCCCTACCATCATCATTGCAACATCCTCACGCGTAAAGTTGTAGTTAGTTATAACGCTCCACACCTTTGCTATGCGTTCAAAGTTCTCTTCTGGTCCTCCATATTGAACGTCACGCTCACCAGCAATAATTCTTGCCGCCTCGCGTAGCGCCTCAACGCGCGGTTTATTTTCCTGGGTCATTACTTTATCCTAACCGTAACTTTTGCAAGATACTTTTCTTGTGCTTCACTAAAGACTTTTATCTCGACGTCTGCATATGACCCAAGCTCTTGTTCATCTTCTAGACCAAGATACTTTCTTATCTGCTGCCCTACTTTTTCTTCAATCTCTTTCTGAGTAAAGCCTTCAACGTTGAACTCTAAACTGGTTCTCACTATTTAACCCTTCTTTCTAACTTATAAGGTGAATAGTGAACTCCGTCAAGAAACGGCTTCTTGTCGTCGTTTGAGCGAATAATAACATCTCCGCTTCTTATGGCAACTACTATACCTCTGCGCCCATTGTGCATTGTGCCGGTTGAATCACTGAAGGCATCGTTCATTACGCGCACCTCTTCACCGACTGTTAAGAACCCTGCCTGAACAGGGACCCAAACCTCATCCTTTGGTGTGTCAACAAGCGAGTGGTTGAGCGCAAGTTTGCTAAACACCTCAACAGCAGACTTAGCATGTTCTGGTTTTAGATCAAGCGTCTTCCATGTGTCTAGTAGCTCAAGAACAGCCTTGCCAACAACAACACGAACCTTTGCTGAGACAAACTGTTCTCTTGCCCATTCTTCATTTATATCTGGCATCTTACTCCTCCACTACTGGTCTGCACTTTGCGCAGACGTCTGGCGTCTTGCCAACGCCAACATCGTCGATTGCCCTTGAGCACATCGCGCACTTGACGCCGATGTCCTTTACCTTATAGCCATTTAACTGGCGTTGCTTGTTCTTTTCCATCTTTTCAAGATAGAACTTGTTAAGCTGCTCATCTGTTCCTCCGGCTGCAACAATGATGTTTGCGACAAAGTGTAGAACGTCAACAGCTTCCTTAACAATTTCCTCGCGGTCTGCATATGGCTTATCGTGCTGCCAAGGCTTCCACGAAATTGCCTGCCGCATCTCTGCAAGCTCATCATCGATGGCTAGCATGTTCCAACGCATGTACTCAACAAGACGGCGGATATTTGCGTCCTTATCGCCTTCCATCTCTTCGTAGTTAATGTAGTAGACGTCCTTTTGCAGGTCGCGTGTCTTCTTTAGCCAGCTATCAAACAGCATATACTGCTCCTTTTATGTTAAGTGTTTTTTCCAAGTCGTGCAGCGCTTCTTCCTTACCTGGCGAGTTAGCTAGGTAGGCAAGAGTCTGAGTTCTGGACAAATCATACCTTTCCTGCGGTGTCATATCCTCGATTGTTGCTGCAAGGTGTCTCCAAGAGTTACCAATTGCAGATGTACTTGTCCAAAGTGACGCGATTGGCGTTGCAGTGTTCATTGCTTGGATATAACGATACGTCCACCAGGTTCTATCCTTGTGCGGAGATATAAGTGCGCCAATAGACTGCCTGATCTGCTCTTCAACCTGTGAGTCAGTCCAGCCCTTGTTCCACTTCATCGGCATGGCCGGATAATTTAAGGTTGAAAGCTTTTTCTTTGTCCACGGTGAATCATGGTTGTCTGCAACCCACCGCGCAGTTCTATCTGTCACGCCCTGTGTATTTTTCTCAATGATGTATGCATCAAGGTTTACACCGTGTAGTGACGCAGCAGCTCCTTCAGGTAGCTGGTCACTGGCACTTTGCCTTGTGTCCCAAGGTAGAACAGGGCACAGTGTAGTTGGCCATGTCTCATTTAGTAGAAACTCAACAACAGCAAGCATTTCGTTTGACCTTGCAACCGCAAGACGGTAACCCTTACGGTTCTTGTAGAACTCCTTTGTAAGGTTTCCGTTCCAGGTGCTAATTGATGTTAAACTCGATCTAATCTGCACAGGATTAGGCGCGTCAATAAAAAACCTAAGCTTATCTGTGCCCTTAAGCAGATCAATAACGTGTAGTGCACCATACGCGTAGTTTGCACTCAAACTTGTTAACGGAGAGATTCCAACAAGAACTGAGTCATAGTAGTCTAGGTGTTGAGCTTCCCACGTAATATCTGGCTCAAGCATGACAACTTGGTGCCCTGCATCAGTAAGAACCTTGTCAACAAGACCTGCAAAAGACAGAGAGCGCTTGTTTGCGCTGGTTGACACCTGCGGTGCAGACATACCTGTGATAAGAACACGACTCATGCATCAGTACCGTCTGCGTTTAACTTAACGCCCTTATCCTCACGTAATGCGCGCGCGATGATACGTTCGCAATGATCCTTAAACTGGTCATACGTTCCGATGTAAGGGCGTAACGCATCAGCCTGTGCCTTTGCTGCTGCAACTAGCTCTGCATCTGACATCTTTTCAACGTCTGCAATTGTTAGCTTGTAGGCATCACCTAAAGGATCACCTTCACCTTTGTCAGTGACAAGAATAGAACCAATGTGCGCTGCGTATAGGAAGCGACTACGCCACCAACCTGAACCAGCGTGCGGATATGGTGGAGAAAGAATACCCCAACGTGTGTTGTAGTACTCAAGTACTTCCTGTTCTGTATCAAGACGCTTTCCGCCAAGCTTACGAATAAGTTTACGGCTACCAATAATTTCAACTGGCCATTCTGGTTTCTTACGACCTAGCCATTCATCGTGTGGCATCAATGCGCCAAGCACCCACGCACGATTCTTTTCTGTTGACGGAGTTACTGCTGCAAGCGTATCGTTGACCACTACACTAGGGTCCAGTGCCTCAATAGGACCGACTTCCTTTGGCATACGTTTACGAACACCCGTGCGGTCACCCCACGCATACATAGGGCAAACTGGAACCATACCAGCTTCCCAGCGGCGGTCAATCATGTCTGTTGCTGCCTGCACTAAACGCTTTTCATAAGGCTGCACGTTTTCATCTGTGTCCATCATGTAGTAACGTTCAATGTAGCACTTCTTCGCCGCAACTGGGTCTAACACGCGGATACGTTCTAGCGCTTCCTCGATGTCTGCACGACTAAAGTACGTTGCGCCTTCTTCACCGCGATGCTCTGTTCCAACAAGCAGATGCTTATAAAGCATTGAAGGCTTTTTCATCATAGCGCGAGCGCCATTGAACACAGTATTAAACTGCCAATCATCAAAAAATCCAACTGCAGGCAAGCCTGAGGATAAAGTATAAAGTGCGCCCATAGCGCCTTGTCGTCCATTTAGCGAGTTCAACGGAGCAAGGTTAACCCAAGCAACATCGTATGAAGACAAATCCTCGCCAGGCGTTACCTTACGCCAGTCAACTTCATGACCTAGATCTGTTAATGCCTTTACAATTAACGCAGGCACATCAATCTTTTGAATTGTGCGTCGTTCTGTGTTAATCTGTAATGCAGTAAAACCAGTCATTAAGATTTTCATACTACTCCTTAAATAATTGCTGGATCATTACCCATGCTTTTGCATGGGTAATGATACCAGACAATCGTTGTTAGAACGGTGCAGCAGGTGGTGCAGCAGGCGCTGGAACTGATGCAGCAGCAGCAGGTGCTGGTGCAGGAGCAGGCGCAGCGGCAGGCGCTGGTGCAGGGGCAGGTGCTGGCGCAGCTGCCGCTACAGGTGCAGCAGCTGATGCTGTTGCAGTGTAGTACATCTTGATTTCGTTCTTCTTAGAGCCGTTCCACGTGCGGGAACCAATCTGCGCGCGGAAGGTACGATTTTGCAATGCTGCCTCAATAGCAGCGTTGCTTGGTGAAG